CGCGGACAAGGAGGGAAAGACTAGAATTGTTGCTATGTTTGATTATTGGTCACAGGGGGTTCTCAAGCCCCTGCACGATCTCCTAAATCACGTCTTGCGACGTTTTAAAGAAGATTGTACCTTTAACCAAAATAACTTCAAAACTCTTCTATCCTATTGTGGAACAGACACATTTTATTCAATTGATCTTAAAGATGCAACAAACCGAATGCCTTCTAATTTACAGGCACTTGTTTTGTCGTATATTATGGGATCAAAGGAATACTCTGATGCCTGAGAGAGAGTCATGGTTGATTATGAGTTCGCTACACCGGAAGGCCCTGTGCGTTATGCACAAGGTCAACCGATGGGAGCGTACTCATCTTGACCCATGATGGCGATTACTCACCACATGATTGTCAGGTATTCAGCATGAAGGATTAAGAAAACTCCTAAATACTCAATACTTGGCGATGATGCCCTCTTAGTAGGAAGTGATTTCTACAACTCATATCGGGAAGTATGTAAAACTTTTCTAATAGAGATAAACGAAAGCAAAACTTTCAAGTCAAAAGATTTGTTAGAATTTGCTAAACGTTTCTTCTTTAAAGGAAAAGAAATATCACCCTTTCCAATAGGAGCAGTATTACAGTCACGCGGTGACGTTGCCCTTATGAGTGTGGCCCTCGATAATGCTTTCGCAAAATCGTGGTTTCAGACTTGAGAGGTCAACGGGAACCCGGTATTCTTATTTAGTAAGTTCTTTGAAGCTTTTGGGGTTCATAAGAATAAATCTTATGGACCTTCAAACGACCTTTGAAGAACCTTACAAACCATGTCGGTAGCGAGATGAATCGAAGCTGGAGGACCTTATCCTTTTGGGATAAAATCTTTCCATCTCCGATGCAACACCTCTCTGGAACATGCCCAACAAAAGTTGGGGTATGCTTTCAAAGAAGTAGCTACAAGCATGATTACTAAACTTATTGCTGAAAACTATACTAACACCCAAAGGGTGAAAGAAGAGTTTTGAGCAAAGGAAGAAGAATACACTCCCTACCCTGACTATACTACTGAAGATGAATATGGTGTGGTCCATCCTCTCCTTGATGTTCTTATCCGCAAAGATAAGGACATGAAAGAAGTTTGGACAGCTCAATATAGCTTTGATAAATCAGTCCAAGAACATAGGAGTGATTGATCTAATCATCTAGAGACGCTATCCGAGGTCTTTCCATCCTTAGACACAATCAATAATGTAAAAGGGTCCGCCCTTAGAGCACGAATCCACCATCAATCCTCAAAGATTTTGAGAAAATTCATCTCTGAAAACTGGAGTGGTTGTATCTAGGACTTGACTCAGTTCCGAAAGTTATTCTAGTCATCGCCTGTAAGTTGGGGATGACAGCTCTTCTAGAGCTTTCA